CCTTAATATCGCTACTCCATCTGGAACTGGAGCGCAATTCCAAGCTGTAACTGTTGGATCAGTTGTAGCTGTTACAGTTAATGCTGGTGGTTCTGGATACGCTACCGCTCCAAGTGTTACTTTTTCTGATCCTCCGTCTCAGCCAGCAGGCAGCAATATTGCAACAGCAACAGCTACTGGATATGCTATTCTTGTTTCTGGATCAGTTAGCCAAGTTGTAATTACAAGCGGCGGTCTTGGATATACCGACCCTCCAACTGTCACATTCTCTAGCGGCGGAGCTTCTGCTACAGCTAGGGTTCAGACTTCATTTGTTTCTAGCTTCAAGAAAATATCTGGAGGATTAAACTACACCGAACCACCTCAAGTTAAGATTTCTGGAGGTGGGGGGACGGGAGCAACTGCTACTGCTACTATTAATAGTGCATTGCTAAACATATCTTCTCTTGAATCATCTGGGACTGTTGCTACCGCCACAACAACAGCTCCTCATGGATATAGCGTTGGACAATCTGTAACTATTTCTGGTGCAACTCCAAACGCATATAATGGAACAAAGGTCATTACTTCAGTTCCTCTAACTACTATTAGTGTAACTGGAATTACCAGATCTGGAACAACGGCAACAGCAACGACTTCTGTTCCACATGATTACTCAACTGGAGATCTTGTTACCGTGTCTGGAGCAAGCCCTGCTGGATACAATGGAACATTTGTTGTTACAGTATTTTCTAATCCGAATGAATTTACTTATAGCGTTGCATCTACATTAACAACTCCAGCCACAGGAACAATTACTTCAAGTGTTCCAGACCCAACTGGAACGACATTCACATATTCAGTTCCATCTGGCACATCGTCTCCAGCATCTGGAATAATTACAGCATTTTCTGGAGAGGTAACCTCAATTCAAGTTGTAACATCTGGAAGTGGATATACATCGACTCCAACTGTTACAATTACTCCATCAACTGGCGTATTTATTGCATTTACTTCTACTGGAACACTTCCAGCCCCATTGCTTTCAGGAACAGCATACAGGGCAGAAGTTCCATTGAATACTTCTACTGGAAACTTCACTGTTAAGGGAGCTGATTTTAGTGATGTAAATATTACTTCAACAGGAACTGGAACTGTTTATGTTTCACTTTCCCGTTCTTTTAGTGTTACATTTAACAATAACTGGGAAGGAGACTTTACAAATCTAGCGACTGGTCAAGAGATTTATTTTGGCACTGATTACCTTCTCCCCAATACAAATCCATCTATTGATAATGGAGTTACGCCATTTTATTTAAATAAAATAAATAATACTACTGGAAGGATATACACATCTCAGTTAAATGCAATAGCAGGCGGATCTGCTGGACTTATTACTATTACATCTTTTGGTTCTGGGCAGTCCTACTATGCTCTCAGAAAGTCATTTCGATCACTCCCGTTTGGTGATCTAATAACCCCTAGTGGCATTCAATATTTGAATGAAGATGAAATTGTTAGGTTCTCTACCACAAATACACTTCCATCTCCGCTTGTTGCTGGGACTGATTACTCGATAAAGCTATCTGGAAATTCATTCAAGATTTATCTTGGATCTACGCTACAGAATCTAATAACACCGGGAATTGGACAGCTAAGTGTTGATATTATTCGTCAATTTAATGTTTTGCCATCTACTAGCATTGATGCTGATCAGTCTCACTTTAATACTGGAGACGCTGTTGTTCCTCGCGCCAAAGAAGGTGATGTTCTTCCAACCGGATTAACCTCTGGAACTACATACTATGCTCGCAGGATTGATAATAATTCTTTTGAGCTGTATGACACTGCAAGTAATGCAAGGAATGAACCATCTGTAGTTGGTAGAAGGTCTTATACTACAAGCGGAAATACAAATGAATCAACATTCTTTGTGGATTCTGTGACGCTTCCTACATTTGTTAAATCTGTTTATCAGGTTGATAAGCCAATTACTGAGGGTTATGTGTCGCTTTACGCTTATGATTATGGTCGTAGCAATGATATGACTCTGATTGGTCAATATCATCCCTCTGAAGTCAATCCGCAATATCGCAGGATTCGCATTGGGAAGCCTTGCGCTTGGGCTAGAATTTCTTATCGGATTCAGACTCCAAGTATTACTAGCATCTACGACTTTATCCCTCTTGAGCAAGAGCGAGCAATTATTACCGCTGTTCATGCCTGTGATTTGGAAGATAAGGACTTTGCAGACCAGTCTGCTCGATATTGGCAGATTGCATTTGCTTATCTTAAGAATCAGCAAGAAAGTATTGATGGTCATGCCATGGTAGTTCCTCAGATAAATTCAATCACTTATGGCGATATGACTGATCCAGTAATGTTCTAATGAAAAGCGCACAGATTACTTCAGGAAGAGAAGTTAAGGCGTCTTCCGGTTGGCTCCTAGGAGTGAACTCAGTTCGCAATCCTTGGGCATTGCCTGACAATCAAATTAAATGGGCCGTGAACTGTTCTGTTCGTGGCGGAGTAGTGCAGACTAGGCCGGGTTATTCAATGCGACTTTCTTTGCCTCCGGGTAATTTCCAAGGCGGCATCTTGTTTTCTTCAAATAAGCAGGCGAGTGCATCTGAGGCTATAATACAAAATGGCTCAACAAAGATTGTCCCAGCGCAAATTTTCAATGCAGACGGAACCACTATTGTTGCTGATGAAATCCCGTATGTGGTATTCGCTGTAAATGGCAATGTTTATTACTCTCCATTCCCTCTTACTCAGCCGAAGAATTGGGAAGATTTTCGACTTAAAAATATCCAACTAGATCCAAGTGTAGATCAGTTTGTTTTCACTCTAGCAACTCAGACTGCACAGGTGTCAACTGGTGGCGATGTTACTGTTACGCCATCGCATCGCATAGTTGTAATTCAAGACGGCATTTCTGCTCCTGCATACTGGGATGGATCAAATCAGACTGGTATTCAGACAACATCTATTCCCACTGGATACTGGATGGCATTTAGTGGAAATCGACTCTGGGTTTCTGCGAAGAATATCGTGCTAGCATCTGACCTTGGTGACCCGACTTCTTTCACTGAGAGGCTAACTGGAACTGGTCGAGGTGACTTCGCATTCGCTCGCGTTGTAACTGGAATGACGAACTATATAGGTCAGAACAACGATACTAAGCTTATCGTGTTTACTGATCGTGCGACATATTCGCTTGCAAGCGGAATCTATGATCGGACACAGTGGGCAAGCACGGCAAATTTCCAGACTACCCTGTATCCAACTATTGGATGCGTTGCTGGAAAATCAATATCATTCCAAGCTGGACAAATCTGGTGGTATTCTCAAGGAGGCTTAATCTCCGCTGACATCGCAGCTTCTGCCTATATCACATCTCAGTCACTTTATCGTGATGTAGAGATGGCTCGCATCAAGGCATACATGGCTGGAGATACATCTAGGATTTGCGCGATGACTTTCGAGAACTACCTTCTCTATTCTGTCCCTTATCTTGAGCCGTGTAACTCTGCCACAATGGTTCTTGATTACGCTCCAGCGGCAGAATGGGGAACACAGAAGATTCCTGCATGGTGCGGAGTGTGGACTGGAACTCGTCCCGTTGAGTGGATTTCTGGAGTGATTGATGGTGCACCTCGTTGCTTCCACTTCTCTGTTGATTACTCGGCAACGAATGACGGCTCATACAATCATTTGTGGGAGGCATTCACTGAACGCAGAGCCGACACCTATTTTGATATTGATCCAGATGGAGGTATCATTGAAAAAGTAAATCGTATTTACTGCCAGATGGAAACTGGTCTTTTGGGTGACGGACTAGATTACAAGCAGTTTGTTTATGGTGAAATCGAAGCTTGCGAGATCGGAGGAACTGTAGATGTTAAGGCTTCATATCGCGGATCAAAGGGAACATACCAAGACATTTTAGAAACAAGACTGCTTGCTGTTACAGATGATTATCAATGGGTAAATACCGATCTTTCAGATGAGATAGGAAGTCTTGGTTTCCTTAATACGCAATATCGCAGGTTGGTTACTGAGAGTGCCAGTAGAACTCCATCCTCTATCACTTGTGAATCAAAACTAACTAATGACATTGATAAGGCATTTTCGATGCTTATCGAGTGGTGCGGAGAACTTGGTGTTGAGTCACTTAGGATATTCATTGATCCTTGGAGTGAACGTAGCACGGGGGTTCCTAACTCGCCAGAGACGAAATCTTGCGTTATATCTCAGGACGGAACAAGCATTACTGTTGATCTTCTTCCTAGTCCATATGAGCAAGCAGACACAACTCAGAAATCTTGGTGGGCTAAAGAGTATAGGACAGTAAGCCTTCCATGCACAGCAAATCCAAGCCAGTCGATTTCTGCAACAGCATCTGCTAGTTTCCTTTCTAGTATTTCACAGATTGACGCTAAAACCCAAGCTGGTGTTCTTGCTGAAAATGCAGCAAGCAATGCGGCGAAACAATATCTAGCACAAAATCCTTGCTAATATGCCATCAATCACAACAGCAACAAGAGAAGTAACCAGCTTCCCATTTAAATACATCACTCCATTCAAGGATGATCCAGTTGTTCCGCTTTATTCTTCCATTCCTCTATTCAATCCAGAAAAGGGGTGCTTGCCTTGTGCTGCTTGTGGAAATTATGCTGATCGCAAAAAAATCATTGCACAACAGGCAAACCGATTTAAAGATTATATTCCCAACGAAATTGCAGGAAATAATGCAAAAGTTGGATTTAATTAATAAATATGAAGACAAGAATAGATTATCGACT